AAGGCCACCAGAAGCACCATACATGGCATTCTGTCCCATTTGTGACTCACGAGCAGATTCACGACCTGCCTGTAAAGCGGCATTTACTTGGCCTTCTTCATAATCAGGACTAAACAACTCAGCCAAACCTTTAGCACCAGTTAACAAAGAACCAGAGCCAATTGCCTGTTGCAAAGCGCCAGTTTGTTGTGCAACATTTGTGGCATTTCGAGCGGCTTCAGTAGAGCCTTCCATGGTTTTACCCATGACATCTTTAGCTCCTGCAATCGTGCTTGTGTAAGCAGGAAGGAATGTATCTCTAAGTGCATTAGTTTGTAGTCTTAGTGTCTCCTGTTGTTCAGGAGTCATTTGTACTGTTGAAGTACTAGAACTTTTTCCACCGCCCATTATTGCGCTCCTTTACCGGTTGGTTTGGACATTTGACTAGCAACATTTCCAAAACCTTTGCCGCCAAAACTTTGATTTGGTTGATTTACTTCATTATCCCATGGTTGCATGGTATTTGAATAGGCATTAGGCATACCTATTTTTGGCTGACCGCCTTGGCCAGGGTAAGTAATTTGCCCTTGTGCGCCAGTGCCTTTGCCTGATGTAGGCGCACCACCTAAATTAGACTGATTTGCGTTTTGAGCGCCAGCTAAATTAGATACATAAGGATTGGGTCCGGCATCTACATTAGCTTGATTTGGGCTTTGCAGACTTTGAGAAAGACCCCCCAATTTAGACTGCATATCAGGATTCATCTCACCGCCCAAAGCTCCACCAAGGCCACCCAATTGAGTGCCATTTTGCATATTTGGCTGAATTTGGTTGGCTTGAGCAAAGTTAGGTTGTTCAGCTTGTAACTGCTGAGTTTTCATTAATTGCTCTTGAGGAGACTGCTGAATAGGGTTTTGACCCATTTGTGAGCCAGATAATCCTGCATTCTTACCTGCCGGAACAGAAGACTGAGGGAATTGAACTTGTGATGAAAAACCGCCCATGATTTATCCTTGTGGAGGTGTAGGCCAGACTACATTGTATGGATAGCCAGATTGTTGTGGAATATCTCGTAATTGTTGACGATAAACAGCCCATTCCTGTTGCTGTTCGGTAGTCAAAGGATTATTTGGGATTTGAGTCCAATCCGATGAATATAACAATGCAGTTCTTTGAGAATTAACTTCTGAAGTAGCTTGAAATTGATCTGGAACCCATTGAAGCGAAACATAATCAAAAATGTATGTTCCATCAGGTTTGGGTGGCAAGTTGGTCAATACGCCATTAGAAACATATTGATTTGGTGCAGGAATGCCTTCCAAGACCTGACAACCGGCATCAGCTTGGTCATCAAATACTTCATCTTGGCAAACACCAGATTTGATAATTTGTCCAAGGGATGTGTAGACAACAAAGTTTTTCATCGTTTTGCACCCCAAACAGTCAAAGAAGACTCACTTACATAGAAAGTTATTCCACCAAGACCTTGTGTAATTTCAAAGACAAAAGTTCTTGATCCAGAACTAATGCCAGATAAGCCAGAAGCAACAAACAAAACACAAGAAGCATCAGAAACAGTACCAGGAATAATTGTATAAATTCCAGAAGATGTCTCTCTTACTCGGCAATATGAGTCAACTACGCCATTTCCATAAGCAGTCAAAATATTAACGAAACCTGATACAAACACCATGTTTGGTGCTATTGATCCAAAGTCTACTGTCAATGTCAAAACTGTTTGCCAAGTACTAAAAGGCAAAGCATTCTTAGCAACATAAACAGTTGGAGATGGCCTTGCAGCATAAGTTGTTGATGGCACTGTAACCGCATCACCTGCAATTTGCAAAGTGTTAACAGATGCATTAGCCAAAATAGCACTGGCAGCGGTAATGGTTCCTGTAACCATATTTGATGCACTAATCGTATTTCCTGCAATGTTAGTGCCGGTAATCGTACTTCCTGCAATGTTCGTACCGGTAATAGTATTTGCTGATACTTTGCTTCCGGTAATCGTTCCATCAACAATCAAACTGCCAGTTAGGTATGTAGCTTGTGTAACCCAACTTGTTGTGTATCGATAAACAACAGCATTATTTGCACTGTTATATGACACAGTGACAATGTCACCTGCAACAGGATTCCTGCCAATAACTGTATTTACTTCAGAATTGGTTGGAGGCGAACTATCATTTGCAGATCGAGTTACAACAAATGTTGCAGAACCACTAGAACCTGCTGCACCTGTAGAACCATTTGTGCCGTTATATGCAATAGCACGAATTGGATAAGATGTATTTGTCCAATCTAATGTTGATGTTGTTGTGGTCGCTGATACATTCAATGGAATGGTTATCACCCACAAATAATTGCCAACAGTAGTGTTGCTAGGAGCTGCCGTAGACCACCCAGAAGGCGCAGTGTAGCCTCCGGTAGACCAAGTGTAGGTCGATGTTGTTGATGGCCTTGTAGGAGTTGCTGACGAACCTGTCCAAATATAAATGGATGGGAAAGCAGACATGATTCCATTAGCACCTGCTTGACCTGGCGCGCCATCATAGACAACCGGCATCTTGATTGTCTTTGATAATGGAGTAACCAAGTTAGAACCATTAACAGTTAATGTGACTGTTACACCGGTTGAACTTGATGTTGGTGTGACAACAACTGAAGATGTCGTAGCACTCGATGGAGTAGCACCAGAGATAGCCCAAGAATAAGTTGGTGAACTTACATTTTGCAACAGTGCAGACAAAGTAGCACTTGATGGAGTAAATGCACCACCTGAATTCTGAGTAAATGAAGTGTATCCACTAATGTCAATGCTTGAACCTGAAGGTCCTGTTGGGCCAGTAGCACCGGTAGCTCCAGTAGCACCTTGTGCGCCAGGATCAACAAACACAAGTTGCAATGTCGCTACACCAGCTTGAGTAACAACACCCAAACTGTTTTTATATCGAACAGGAACAGTAATGTAAGCAGGACTGTTACTCATTGCCGTTGGATTAGGCCATTGAGCATAATCACCAGCATCAGTCGGATTGCCAATAGTTATGTTGGTATAGGAAATATCTCCATTACCAGTTGTTGAACTATTACCAATACGCCATGTGTTGTTTGTAAAACCTACACCAGTGTCTGTTTGAGCATCAGTAAAAGGAATTACCGCACCTTTATCTGTTGCATACATCGTAGGAACAATGCCTGTAAATGATGGTGCAAGAGGACTGCCAGAGCGTGGCACTTGCAAAATTGTTGGCGTGAAATATGCCGCAAATGTTTCTGCAATAACTGGAATCGTTCCCGATGTAATGATGTCCAAATCAATAGATGCGCCAGTATCTGAAAGCCATCCTGAATCAGGTGCTGTGGCAGCAACCGCAGTTTGAACTTGGCGACCACCAGTTGTTTGATACCAAAACAGTTTGGTTAATCCAAAACCACCGGCAACCTTGTACCAAATGTAATCAGCAAAGTTACTAGACTCAGAAGCATCGTTGCTATTACGCAAACCATAATACAAACGATTTGCAGGAATGTTGGAAAAGTTTACAGAACCATCGGCACTATCAGCATACTTAACAGCCAGATACTTATACAGATAACCAATAATGACCCCACCTGGACCACTAACTTGACCAGTGTTTGGATCAGCAGAAACATTAGGCCCAAAGTTAGCCAACAAATAGTTGATGGCTTCAGAAATCTCTGATTGCGATGGGTCATTGGTTAGAGCGAATGGCATTAGAACGCATCCTCAGTCACTGTAGCTTGGAAGTTCAAAGCACTTACTTTCCATGTGTCAGTAGCGTCATTCGATCCAAACTTCACTGCAACAGTACGCACAGTATTTTGTTGAGTTGTCACCCAAGGTGTGTCTGTGTCAATGTTAGTCACGCCTATTTGACCATAAGTAGGTGTCTGAGCAGTTGAGTTAGCTCCACCAACAGTAATATTGATTGCGCCACTTCCTGCTATTTCAGGCAAGATTCTGTGAACATATACTTTGGAAGAGTAAGGCACAGGACCTTTATCTGTTTGCAAAGACATATTGGTTCGCTCAAACTGAGCATCAATAGCCGATCCAACAAATGAATTGCCAATAGATGTCTCAATCAATCTAGAACTAGAAACGCCACCACGAGCATAAACAACAGCTCTAGAAGACAGATTGAAGTAATCAGGAGATGAGTCTATCCAACGAGGACCTTCTGTACCCATGCAAGCGTTTTGCACATCTTTAGGCGCATTCCAAACTTGCAAGTCATAACGCCAAGACAACATCTTGTTGCACCAACCAGTAGATGTCAGATCAGGATAGTAAATCTCAATCTGATACTTTTGAGTGTTGTTAACCATAAACATCCGACCGGCATAAGTAGGATTCAGGTTAGCAAAGAAATAGTCTTTTACCTTTTGGTTACCCAAAGATGAGAATTCAGAACCATTAAAAACCCAGATATCACGAGCATCAATGCCATAGACATTGGCATCGGTATTTGTCCAACAGTTATTGTTGAACAATCCACGGCCTTGGTTTAGCAGCCTGACACCAAAAATAGGGGCAGTACTGTTTTGATAGGAAATAGGTGAGAAAACTACTGTGTCCCAATAGGAACAAACATAGAAGTTGCCACCCAAGAAAAAGCCATCAATCAAAGGTCCACGAACAGGAACTTCTTGTTCATTGGCTACGTTGGTAAGTGTTGGTTCCCATGTTGTTGGGTAACCTGTATTGGCAAAAGCCTGTGACCACCGAACTGTTGTTGGATAGTTGTACTCAGTGCCACTAATAACTTTGGTCAAATTGCCTGAAATTAGGATGTTGCCCACATTCGGAGAGCAATAATTCCTGACAAAACCGGCTCTGGTGGAGGTCACGCCAACATCGTAGTTCCAAGAAGCATTGCTATCTACAGTGATTTCATTGCTTGTAGGCAGGA